TCAGCAGTTCCAAGCCCGCAGGCTTTTATTGATCCGGCTGTTGGGATCGTTCGCTGTTTTGGCGGAGGTGAGCTTCTCTTTCATGCCCTCCATCCGGGCACAGAACGAATCCTTGCGCGGGCCACCTTCAGGCTGCGGAGCCTTCAGTCCGGGTTTACCCGGATTGGCCTTGTTGTAGGACGCACGCCCCTTGGCGTTCAAGCCGCCCTTCTCAGACTTGCCTTCCTTGCGCTGCCATGCTGGTGTCTTTGCCATTATGCAATCCTTTCAGCGGAGATAATTGCCGAAGGAATAGCAGGGATGGCCGGGGGGCCAGTCACTGCCGCTGTATGGTCAATCGTAACTGCGACGTTCTCAGGAAGCCAATACACTTGAATGTACTGCCCCGCAGTTACGGTTACATAAAACACGATCTGGAAAAACGCATTACCACCGTCAGCGACTTTGGGTATAGTCATTTTTGTCGCTGACCGAGCGATATTTGTGCCGTTTAGTGCAAACCAGATTGTCGCATCATGGTCATTACCATCTGAATTGGTAAACTGCAAGTTTGGCATCACAGCATAGGTACCTGCCGCAGCAAAGGTCAAGCGCGTGAGGTTGGTACCATCCGTCACCATCGTGATACCCGCGCCTGCAACCTCTGTCGTACCAAATTTTACAGGGGCCGGTACAGTCGTACTACCCGTCTGATCAGTGATATCAGAGAACGAAGCGTAGGCTCGGTCTGTAATGGTGCTGAACGGCACCTTGCCGCTCAACACGTCGATGTTGGTGACGTTCACCTCACCCGTACCCTTGGGCGTGATATTGATGTCGATGTTGGTGTCGGTGCCATCAGCGGCCAGTGTGCTGCCATTGAGGTTGCATCCTGCGGCTGCATTGCCAGTTGCCAGTGTTACGGACTCGACCAGCGTCATGCCGGAGAACGAGCCGCTAAACACCACGCCCGACACAGTGCCACCTGTGATGGCAACAGCGCTTGAGTTCTGGGTCGCCATCGTGCCCAGACCGAGGTTTGTGCGGGCATCAGAGGCCGTAGAAGCGCCTGTACCGCCGTCGGCAATAGCGAGGTCAGTGATACCCGAGATCGTGCCTCCTGTGACCGCTACCTTAGCCATAGCGACTGAGCCTGTGCCGTTGGGGGCCAGAGTCAGGTCGCCGTTGGTGTCCAGCGTACTGATCGTATTGCCATCAACTTTGACGTTCTCAACTTCGATGTGCGTTGTAGCAACCTTCAGCGCAGTGGCAACTCCCGTGCCGCTGTAAACCGTTTTAGCGGTTGCAGTTGGGCCGTCGTCAACGTGAAGCAGTTGATCGTACGTGCTGGCAATTGTGCTGCCTGTTAGGTTAGATGCCATGTTCAGCCTCTCTAGCTTCGACTTCGTATGGGTTATTCCAGTAGCCGTATCGTAGCAGCCAGTACGTGTACTTGATGAGGTAAACCAGCTTGCCGTCGCGCTGCATCTGCTCTAGGTGCTTGCGCTCGTGTCGGATCAGGCCTTGGTGCATCTCGTAGCCGGGGGCAAGGTAGATGCTGCCCCAGAAGCTAGTCCAGCCGTGGAAGCCGCAGCGGTTCATGTACCAAAGGATTAGGCCGGTGGCAGTGTGGGTCATTTAATTTGCCCCCAAGTAGTTCCACCATCTTGGGTAAAGTACACAGTATTTGCTACAGTTGCAGACCCTTTAATCGCCCAAACAGATCTGCCTGTTGCACCAAAATACTGGTCAACACACTGGAAGGTGCCATAGCCCGCTGCGGCCCATCCAGGCATCCCGGTAACTGTACAAGTTGCCAAATCTACAACTACAACACAGCCTACAGGCAGGGTGTTTACAGTGAAATCAAGGTCTGTGTAAAGACTCCTGAACCCAGTGTTGTTTTTGAAAAGAAATGATTTAAGCGCCCGTATTGTTGTACCGCTCAACTTATAAAACGGGTACAATAGTGTTCCACTTGTCAGTGTGTTTTCGTTGTTTGCGACAATTACATTTAACTTCGCAGTAAGGGCTGTTCCCCCATAACTGGTGTAACCGATTCCATATGCGGGAATTGGCCCCGAGCAGTCCGATACTTCTAGCGTAGTCTGTGTCGATTTTGCCTCTATGGTATCGGCCCGAGTCAGCATCACCGATTCGGTAAATACTGCTGTTGCGAGCCCCGCTGATGGCAATACGCGCAATCCTTTTACACGGGTCACTGATGCTTCAGCCCCGGCAGAATGCGTTACCAAACAGTACCTTAGCATTCCCGTTTCCGTAATCATCTTGCCACCGTCCGACACGGCAACCATTTCTTCATTTTCAATAAGCTGCTGAAATATCACCGGGCTATGTGACGTTCCTAGCGGACTTGTCGCCCCGTTTTTCTTGTAAATATAAACAGGATTGGAGAGCAGTCCATTACCACATTGAAAATCAAAGTCTGAACTATTAGCAATTGTTACCACATTCTGACGAATGCTTACTGGATTGTTTATTGAAACTTCGGAACACTGTACTTTGATGTGTCGGCCTTCATTGTCTGTATAAACGCCTCCGTATATGTTGCAAACACCTTGCCGCTTATCCGTCAGCACACCTGCAACCGGCTTTCCAAACACTTTAATGCCGTCAGCATCAGTTGTACCGGGTGTCAACACCCTTGAAATTTTCGGGCTATAAATATCAACGATGCCTGTAAATTGAGAAACAGTGATGCCGCCACACGCACCACCTGTATTTGTACGCTCAACGGTGTCAACTTCTGGCTCGTTAATCACAACACGGGCATATGGGCCAATAAAACTGACCCCGTTATTTTCTTCGGTGCTACCTGCGTCGGTATTTTTCAGGTTCTTAATAATCACCTTGGATTGAATATCAATCACGCCAGTGTTATCAGCGCCGTTGTGGTCGCAACGCATGAATGTCGCGCATTTGCTGTTGCCATTGAATGTCAGTGGCGCGCCTGTAAGCACAACATTGTTTTCTGCGGTTGTGTTCAGGTAAATAAAGTACAACAATCCAGCAGCGCCAGAATCGTAGGTGATGGTCACAGGTACATCACAATTGATACCCAGCGTTCTAGAGCCTGTGCGCGAAGTGCTTGGGAGAATTGCACCGCTGACTTTATAGGCAGGCTTCGTCAGATTGATCTGTTTTCCCGTTTCCACGCATTCTGCAAACAACGCCAACAATGCGGAAGTATCATCCGCAATCCCGTTACCCACAGCACCAAAGTCAGCATCGCTCACACTCTCCCGCAACTTAGTCTGCACAGTCGTAGCCACGGCTCCGGTGCCTGCCTGCAAGAAACCTACTAGAGATGCTCCGGAGGATGCAGCAACGTCAGACGCGATCTCTGCAATCGCTGTGGGAATGGTCGTCGCAGCAATGAACCCGGCGGGCGTATACGGCAAATCGCCCACGATGCCCGCAGCAAGCTGGGAGCGGAGAATACGCTTGGTTGTATCAGTACTCGTGTCGTAGATGACGAGGTTGTCGTCATTAGCGGTGCTTGCACCTGCGATGGCAGTCAAGTCTGGAATACGCTGTCCGGGCATCTTCTTCTCCTATAAAACAGGGGGCACGAAGCCCCCTGCCAGTTTACACCGCTGCGCTGAACGGAGTAGCTTCAGCACCTGTCGCAATGAGATTGCCCTGAACTGCATACAAGTTCGTTGCAAGATCAACAAACGTGAAAAGACCCCCGGCCAAACCCCCGGTGGTGCTGCCGTTCATGGTGATCGTGTCACTGGTAGTGGTAGTACTGAACTCAGTACCCGTACCAGCGGCTTGATCAGTCAGATACAACGAACCCGACATGACATCGGTAGCGTCAGCAACCTGAACCTTGTAACTATTGCTCGTTACAAGAGTGCCCACTGCAAAACGGAACACAGCACCAGAGCCAACGGCAGCAGGCAGCGTCGCCGTCACCCCAGCAGCACGGTCTAAGACAATGATCTTGCCGTCGTGAGCGGCAACAGTCACAGCCAGAGTTGCAGCATTGGCCGACACGAGCCGTGTAGACACATCCGCCGCAGCGTTGATCTCAGCCGCCGTAGCAGCAAGTGCAGTCCCATCAATGGACGGAGTGACGAGGTTCAGGTTGTAAGCCGTACCCCCGTTCAGCGTCACATTGTCTTGCGTAATACCACGATAAACACCCATGATGTTCTCCTTTTAAGAGTAGGGGCCGAAGCCCCCACAGGGTTTAGGCGTAGCTTGCAGCTACGTTAGCCACGATGGCAAACACACTGACCACGCAATCAGTCGGCGCAGCCGTATTGATCAGGACATCAATGGTATCCGCAGCGGTCACTGCGGTCGGGTTCGCCAAAGACGCGATGGTGTAACCCAAAGCGTTTGAGGCTGCGTCGTTTGCATAAGCATTCGCAGCAGCCGGAGAACCCCCAGTGAAGCCAAGATCAAAAGTCGCCGTGGTATTCGTAGACTCGACCTTAGTCACTTGCACACCCGCAGACAGCACCACGGAACCAGCCGGGAGGCTGATTACTTGCAGTGTGTCGGTAGCAGCCAGTGCGGTAGCACCAGCAGCGGAACGGGCAGCGACGATTGCAGCAAAGTCGAGCTTAACCTCAAACTTAGAGACTTCGGTCACATTGGCGGGGAAGGCAGCGGTGCCTTTGTTGAACCCCAAAGAGTCGGTAAATGCAGTCATTTTAATTTCCTTTCAGTGTTTGGACGAAGACGGGGGCCGAAGCCCCCAGTCATCAGAATTGCACGACGGCGGTGGACAGAGCTTCGCCTTTGACAACCTTGTAACCGTAGACCTGAAGGCCACGGACGATGTTGCCGAAGGTGGACTCGGAACGGATGGTTTCCATATTCGTCATCTGCGATGCGAACGTGAAGCCCATCTTGTGACCGGCGATGATGTTGTACTTGCCAGCGGACACGGCAAGGTTGTGGCTGACGTAGATGGTGAAGCGATCAACCATACCCAGACGGCCATTGCGAACGATGGACATGCTGTCGCCGGTGAGCGAAGCGTCCTTCAGTTCGGACTTCTTGATCAAGCCAGCCATCTTGGCAGGGATGACCACGAAGCGGTCGCCTTCGGGGGCATTGGCCTCGTCCAGCACGGTGCCCAGATCGACCAACAAGTCAACGATGGAGGTGGTGCTGGAAGCGCCGTCCTTGGTCACGGTCAGCGGAGCGGCAGTGGTGCCGAGGTTGAACGAGGCAGACTGCTCACCAGCGGTCAGACCTTTGTTGGTCACGGCGATACCGGGCAGGATGTCGGTCAACACGCGCTGGTCGATCTTGATCTTCATACGCTCGGAAGCGTCCTTCGTCCAAGTGTCCATCAGGTTGATGTCCGACTGAACCTTGTCCACATCGTCTTCGACGCAGGCAAAGTATTCGCCCTTGTCAATGACCAACTGGATTTTCGGCTTGTCAGGATTTTCCACGGTCAGGGTTTGGCCCTTCACGTAGTCACGGATGGTGATCTCCGGCGTAGTGCGGATATTCACGGTGTCGCCGTACTGGCGGATTTCACCTTCGTAGTCGGTGTTCGAGATCGCTGCGAGCACGGTGGCGTCGTAGAAATTCTCGATCAGTTTGCCCGACCAGATTTCGGGGATAAAGTTGCCGCTGTAATTTGGGCGACCGGGGGAAACGGGATAAGACATGATGTAACTCCTTTAATCAGGCATTTGCGGTAATGCGGTTTTCTCGCTGGGCAGCGAAAATATCGCGTTCGATTCGGGAACGCTCCTGCTCTCGGCCTTTGTACTTCCCGGAACGAACATCGTCGAAAAACTTCTGGATGTCAGCAGGGCTGTAGGTCTTGCCTTGGTTGGCGGATACAGGGGTTCCGGTGCTGCGTGAGCGACCGGGGGAAACCTGTTTCTCCAACTCAGAGTTAGGAGAGTTCCCAGTGGATTGAGCAACGGCGGCTTGTCCAGTGGACGCGAGCCAAGTGCGGAAAAAACTGACGACACGCCGAGAGTCGAGCGACCGCTGGGCATCATCGAGGAACGTCTGCCGAGTCACCCCAGTCATCGGATCGAACTCCAACAGCCACGACTGGAAGTCGGCGTTGTCGTTGATCTGACGGAAATTTGGGACGTTCGCAGACAAGTCAGCCCAGAACGCTTGCTCTGCGCTCATCTGCTGGCGTTGGGCCACGGCTTGCACCTGTGGTACCACATTCACCTGCATTTGACGCAGCGTTGCTTCGAGTCCTGCAATGCGCTGGGCGACGGCCCCGAGTTCCTCGCGGGTCACTTTGCGCATCATGTCAATCGACTCACCATAATCCTGAACATCTTGGTCAGTGACCAGACGCTCGGCTGCTGGTGCAGCTTGGGGGTTTGTGGCAGTCATCGAAGCAAGCAACTGTTCCATCTGCTGGACTCGCTGCTGCATCTCCCGGTTCTGCTGGTGCAGACGGGGGACTTCGGCGTTGTACATACCCTGAAGTGTTCGGTACTTCTGGGTAACAGTTTCATCCGGCACATTGTCGGCACCCGGTTTCTGCTCATTGGTGGGTGCCGGAGCGGCATTATTCGGAACAAGATTCTCGTCGGCGTAGTTCTGGTTGTCATTGTTCCCAACGGGCGTGACGGTGCCATCGGCAGCAGCCTGTGTTGCTGCGCCTGTGTTGTCGTCCGTGTTGAGTTGCTTGTACAACTCCTGAACTGCCTCGGTCTGTTTGCGAATTTGCTCTGGGATTGCCATGTTGAACGCTCCTATTGGTGTGCGTGATTAAAGACGGCGAGTTGCATCATAACTTTGCCGCTATAGCAGGGGTGTTTTTAGCGAACTCAATGAGTTCGGTCACTATCTGGCAGCGCCCCTGAAACACTGCCGGATTGTCAACCGCATACGGGAGACGCTTCATCTCATGCGCGAGCACACCTTCCATCCACGCCAGAACTTCTGGGTGTTGCCGGACAGCTTGCGCCAGTCCTTTGATGATGTGTGGCTCAGGCTTAATCATGCCGCCATCCCACTTACACGACTCTGTACCGTATTGGCCTCCATCCCGCCCTTGGGAGAGCCGTCAGGGCCTTGCGGTGCGCCACCTTGGGGTTGCTGTGCCTGCTGCTGTGCAGCGGCCATCGCAGCCCGTGCGGTGATACGACCGGTATACCCTTCCTTCTCCCGAGACGGAACAACGTCTTCCACGGACATTTGCAACCCTTTTGCGATCTCCCGAAGGATACTGGCACGTCCCTCCTTGCCGATGATCTCAAGATCAATCGGGTTGGCGGTTGCATTGAGAAATTCGATGCGGCGGATGTTGACAGTCTCCTTGACCGCGAGGTTAATCGCGCCCCTAGCAAGAACTTCAACGTCGCCCTTGATGGACTCATCCTCATCGTACCGCATGTTGTACACAAACTGGCGCAGCACGATGGGCTTCACGACATCTGTGTCAATGTGCATCACGACTTGGCGGATACCCTTGCCCGCCGCGCCCATCAGCATGGACAGGCCGGATGAAGTACGCCCAGCGCCCTGCACATTTAGGTCGCCATAGACGTAGGCCGGGATGCCCGAGTGATCGTCCGCCAAGCGGCTGAACTTCTCGTACACACCCATGAGTTCAGTCGCCCGCGAGTCGGGCTGCGTGAACCGGATAGCCGGTGCGCTCGAACCCACGGGGTCGTTGATAGTCTGCCAGATTTTCCAAGGCGTCAACTGGGTGATGTCCTCGTTGGGCGGCAGGCGCTCCACGTTGACCTCGACCTGTGGGCCGCTGGAGATACCCATGTTGTTGACCAGCGCACGAGCAGCGGCGTTGCACACGCCCTGCAAGTCTTCGATGATCTCGGGTATGGCTTTGCCCCAGAACGCGCCGGGGCACTTGATGAACGAAGTCTTGGCGTAGGGCTTCTCGCCCAGCGGGTCATAGTTGAGCACCGCCTTGATGACGTAGTTGCCCACCATCCAGACGTTGGCGTCGTACTCGCGGGCCTCGTCGGGCACATCTTCCTCGGTCAGACCCCACTCGCGCAGCATCTTGCCGCTGACTTTGCCCCAGAACTCCAGAGCATCGAACTCGGTGGTCGGCTTCATGTACGAGTAGTACTTGCGCTCCTCCTCGTCCTTCTGAAGCTCCACGTCCTGATTGATCCACGACTGACCGTTGCCAATCTCCAACACCTTGCGGATGGCGTCTTCGTCGTAGCCCGGAACGCCGATGAGATCGGACAGTTGCATCCGACTCAGGGGGTGGTACTCGAACAGGTAGCCTTCGTTGATCGTGCTGATCCCCGGCTCGGGGTAGATGTAGAACGGATCGACCCGCTCGTACTCCGGCCCAAGGCGCTCAATGGGTTCGACCACGGTCTGGCCCTGAGCGTTGGTCTTCCACCCCAGCGCCCGCTGGCGGCGCACAACCGGCCCCTTGATGAACGCCGCAGGGAACGTCACAAGGTCGGTGATGAAATCGTTGAAGGACGACTCCCAGCCGCCTTGGGCGAACTGGTCTTGAATCTTGATCTTCATCCTGTCCGCACGCATCTGTGCTTGTTGCAGGACAGCGAAACGGAAATCTTGGCCGACCGCCTCGCGCATTTCGGCCATCTCCTCCCGGTTCGGAGCCTTGCCGTACTCCTCGACCATCTTCATCACGCGCTCGGCGAAGATGCTCTGTACGTCCTTGGTCTGCGCTGGGCTGAGGTCAGGGATGGGTGTGGCCTGCAAGTCCCACGGCGGGGAGCCATTGTCAAGCAAGATGTCCCGCAACCAAGACTCCGCAGCGCGGCACTTGACCTCCGTGATCATCATGTAAATCTCGGAGCCGCCCTGTCCACGAATCTGTTGCAGCTTGTCTGCGTCGTACTGGCCGTTGCGCTGTCGCAGCGCACGCAGCATGATGTACTCGATGGGCTTCTTCGCCATCTGGGCAACATCCCAGCACTGGCGCAGGTACCCGGCCAAGCCGAGGATGACGGGCTGATTCTGCCGCTCTTGCAAAGCACGATCCGAAACCTCTCGCTCTTGCCGAGCAAGTTCAGAGTTCGATACGACCCGCAGGAATGTCAGTCCGGCCATTTACTTCTTTCTCGCGGGTGACGGCAACGCCAATTGCTTGGCGCGTCCTGAGAGTTCCCGTGGTACTTCTTTGATAATTTCGAGTTCTTTTTCGCGGAAGTTATAGGTCGGGTCTGGTCGCTCCAGCCGCTTGACTGCGGC